ACTCCGAGAAAGAATGTCCTTACAGGAGTTATACGGATGGAACGCTTACTTCACAATAAAGGCTGAGAGGGAAGAAGAAGCCTACGAAAAAGCAAAAAGACAAGCCCAAACACGCAAAGTACGCTAAACTTCTAATATCCGTGTATTCTGCAAAAATCAGTGGCATCTGAATATAGCGTAAATATAAGACTGAATACAGAACAGGTAAAAACAGACCTTAAAAGTATAAAGACTGAAATAGATAAACTCGGCAAAGTAAATCTAGGAACTAATAGAAGAACACAAAGAACGGAAGCTCAGATAACAAAAAGTAAAGATGCTCAAAAGGCTGCAATGGTTGAGACTAGACGTATAGGCGATCTAGTACAAAAAGCAGCAGATCAAGGACTGAAAGTAGACAAAGCTAGAAGTGCAATCAATAAAGCAGCATTAGCTGACGGAAGATCAGAGTTTAAGCTATCGAAAGCTCAACATAAAGTTGCACTAGAAGAACTAAAAACTCAGAGAAATATAACAAAAGAAAAAGCAGAACAAGCAAAACTAACTGCTAAATCTTTGGCTGGTGGACCATTTGTTAGTACTGGTATCGCATCTTCAAGATTCGGAACTGCGAAAGACGTAGGTTCTCCTAGATATTTTGCAAGCAGAGCAGGAATGGTTCAAGGACCAGAACCAGTAAGTTTGAATGTTCCAAGATCAGGTCCAGCATCTTCCCTGTTTTCTTTAGGTAGAGGAACACCTTTAGGTCTTAGTGGTGTCGAAGCCTACCCTATTACAAAAGACCTGGGTATGTTTGGACCAAAATTACCTTTTCTTGGCCAGACAACAGGTTTTGGTCGTAGTCCTGTACTTGGTAGACCAGATCAACCAGGCTCTCAACGAAACATACTTAGAGTTGCTAAAGAGAACACAATGCCTGTAAAGGGTTTTGAGTTTCTACCTGGAAGTCCTGCATATTATGAAAAAGTTAACAAAGATATTTTAAAAGTAGCTAAGTCTAAAGGTAATGTTCTGCCTGTCGGTGGAATGAAACATTTAGTAGGTTCTCCTGCATATTACAAGGAACAAGAGAAAGAAGTTAAGAAACTTTTAAGAGGAGGACCTACAGGATTTACAGCAGCACAATATGGGCCTCAACCACTTCCAGCAAATATAGGAGCTAGAGAAGACTTAAACTTCCGTGGTAACACATTATTAAGAGGGCCAGCAGGAACATCTATATTTAGAAGAGGTAATTTAGGTAGATTATTACAGGCAAACAGAGGTCCAGCACTACAGAGTGCTGCGATAAGTGGTGCATTTCCTCTGCTATTTGGTCAAGGTCCATTAGCTGCTGCTGGCGGTGGAATCGGTGGCGGTCTTGGTGGCGTTCTTGGCGGTCAGATGGGAGGCTTCGCAGGAGGTCTGATTGGAACGGCTGTGGTATCTGGCATACAAAATGCAGTAGCAGGAGTTGCAGAATTAGGACAAGCTCTTAACTCTGTAACACCTAACATTCAAGCATTAACAGGAGCACTCGGTATAGCTGGAACAGAAGAGGAAAAACGACTTCAATTAATACAAAAGCAGCAAGGGGCACAAGCAGCTTTAAGTCAAGTAACTCAAAAAATGAACGAACTCATAGGGCAAAACGGAGTTAAAGAATTAAAAGAGTTCGGAGATAACGCAAGGTTACTAGGTAACGCATTTGCTCAAGCTATGACTAAGATGCGAGCAGCTATAGCTCCGTTACTTAATATGCTTGCAAAACCATTTACAGGACAATTAAGTAAAAAAGAACAAGAAAGATTAGCTGGAGTTGGGGGAGCAGCAACCGATGAAACTTTATTAGATTTAGAAGAAGAGTTAGGCGGAATACGATCCACTAAACAAAATAGAGCACAACGAAACAGAATAAAAGCACGAATAGCGGATAGAAAAGAAGAACTTGCATTATTTGGACAGTCTATAGAAAGAGCAGATAATTTAAGGTTAATAGAAAACGATATAACTAGAAAAAACAGGCAGAAAAATGAATTACTGCAAGCAACAATAGACGGAAATAAAGAACAAGTTAAATTATCTCAGGACATAGCTGCCGAAGTACAGAAAAGGTTAGACGCTGGATTCTCAATAATTGAGATAGATGTAAAAGATATAGAAAACCAAATAAAGAAAACAAACGAACTTGAAAAACAAGCTGCCATAGCAGAGCAAATAGAACAGTCATTTAAAGACATGGTAGGAACTATAGCTACTGATCTATCAGATGGAATTAAAGGACTTATCCGTGGAACGTCAACTTTAAATGATGTACTCAATAACGTATTGAACAAAATGATAGACGCTGCATTTAACATGGCTTTCTTCGGTAATGCAAGCGGAACTTTAACCAAAGGATTAGGTTTATTTGGTAACCTATTTAGTGGTTTTTTAGCAAATGGGGGTCCAGCGAAAGCAGGAAGATCTTACATTGTAGGAGAAAAAGGACCAGAGCTATTTACCCCAGGTGTCAGTGGAATGGTATCTCCAAACAGTTCTCTTAGTGGATCAACAAATATAGTTGTAAACGTAGATGCTTCGGGAACTAATGTAGAAGGAAATGAACAGGAAAGCAGAGAGTTGGGTCGTCTAATATCAGTTGCGGTACAATCTGAATTAGTTAAACAGAAAAGACCTGGAGGCATACTTGCATAATGGCTACGTTTCCCTCAATAAAACCTACATATGGTCAACAAAAAAGATCTGCACCAAAAACCAGAACAATAAAGTTTGCTGATGGTTATGAGCACAGAATATTATTCGGACTTGCAGAGCATCAAAACCCAAAAGTTTACAACTTTACATTTGAAGTCTCGGAAACTCAAGCAGATGAAATAGAAACTTTCCTTGATGCCCGCGCTAACGACAGCGACAACTTCGATTTTACTGTTCCTGGAGAAGCTGCTGCACAGAAATTCGTTTGCGAAACTTGGTCCAAATCAATACCATATAACAATAGAGCAACGATCCAAACAACATTTAGAGAGGTATTTGAGCCATGAGCACTGCTCCTATAATCACAGATTTACAAAAAGTAAATCCATCAGCAGTTATTGAACTATTTACTCTTACAACCGATTCAACTCTCCATGGATCGACAGCAACATATCGTTTTCATAGCGGAACAAACAGAGTAGGTAACGGAGATATTATTTGGGCTGGTAACACTTATGTAAAAATGCCAATAGAAGCAGAAGGATTTGCGTTTACAAAAGGGCAGTTACCAAGACCAACTCTTACAGTAAGTAATGCACTTGGAACAATTACAGCAATACTTTTAAATGTAAATGCGGTAACAACGGGAAATGATTTGACAGGAGCTACCGTAGTGAGAATAAGAACACTATCACGCTATTTAGATTCCGTTAATTTTCCTGGAAATACAAACCCGTTTGGAACTCCCGATCCTACAGCAGAGTTTCCACAGGAAATATACAAAATAGATAGAAAGTCATCTGAAAATAGAGAAGTAGTGCAATTTGAATTAGCAGCAGTATTCGATTTAGCAGGGATAAGAGCACCTAAAAGACAATGCACTAGAACAGAATTTCCTTCTATTGGTACGTTTGTTGCATGACCTGGAAATATAAAGCACTGCTTCATGCTCAACGGGAAGATCCTAAAGAGTCTTGTGGTCTTTTACTGAATATTCGAGGAAAAGAAAAATATTTTCCCTGTCGAAATTTGTCAATGACTAACCATCAGTGTTTTATTATTGATCCAGAAGATTACATAAAAGCCGATAATACTGGAGAGATAACAGCCGTTGTTCATAGCCACCCCGTAACACCCCCTGCACCTAGTCAAGCAGACCAAATAGCGTGTGAACAAAGTAATCTTCCGTGGCATATTGTTAATCCGAAAACAGAACAATGGGGATACTGCGAACCATGTGGATATAAACCACCTTTACTTGGCAGACCTTGGGTTTGGGGTGTTACTGACTGCTGGAGCTTAGTAAGAGATTGGTATAAAGAAGAAAAGAATATTAAATTAAAAGATTGGGATAGACCTACAACACCAGAAGAGTTTGTTCTTAATCCTTTATTTGAAAGTTGTGCTTGGAGAACTGGTTTTAGAGAACTTAGACCAGATGAAAAACTTATGAATGGCGATGCACTATTGATGTCTATTGGATCTGCTGGTTTAAACCATGTAGCTATTTTTCTAGATGGAGATGTTTTACATCATTTAACCGATAGACTATCTTGTAGAGAGCCTTATTCTCAATGGTTATTAAAATGCACAG